CGAACGCCCTCACCGCCTCCGGATCCGCCGCCCTCATCATCGCGCTCGGAGTCCTCGCGGGCGTCTTCTGATCGTCGTACGCCGCGAGCGTTTCCTTCGCGTGCGCTTCGAGGAGCCCGTTCACGATGCGCACCCGCGCATGGAAAGCACGGAGGGCGTCGCTCGCTACCGTCGGCAAGACCCCGCCCGCTTCGAGGTACTCACGTTCGCTCTCCGCGATCTCCGCCTCGGCCGCTGCGAGCGCGCGACGGATGCGCGAGATGGCTCGAACTTGGTTCTGAGCACTCATTTTTCAATTCTAACTGAATTTGACGAATCCCGCGCCTCTGACTAGGGTGCGTGTCATGTCGACCGCATACCGTGTGCGTGGGGGACTATTTGCGGCGTTGTTGGCCGTGCTGCTCGTCAGCACGACCGCCTACGCCATCAAAACCAGCGTCGTAACAGCGTGGCTCGGGCACGAGCTCGTGAAGCTCCCGGGCTCGCACGCCCCCGGAGAAACGCGGGAGGACTACGAAAAGCGCGTCGGTGTCGATGTTGCGACGGCGATCGTGGAAGAAGCGACACCGTACGCGAACGGCACGGGATGGAGCTCGACAGAGATCGCCGCCTCAGCCGCGATCATCTGGTACGGCGAGTCCCTCTTCGACCTACGCGTACACGCCGGTCAGGAGCATCCGCTGTGGCACGGTGATCACGGGCTCGCACACTGTCCGATGCAGCTCCATCAATCGAAGCTCGTGCCTCCGGACATCTGGGCGCGTCTCGCCGGTGTCGACGCGGACGCCACTCACCTGTGCGCGCGCTACGGGATCCGCGTGATGATCGCGCAGGCGCGGCAGTGCGGCGTGTTCGTCGGCGTGCGTGCGGATCGAAACCGCGTCGCACAGACGTTCGCGGGCTACGCTTCCGGTGGCAAATGCAAACCTACCGAACGTGACTGGCAACGCGCTGACCTCTGGCTGAAAATGATGGCGAATCGTCCAGACAACGAGAAGAGAGTGCTCCCGGGCTATCGGCGGGCACGACCAGGCGAGATCCCGCCTCGCATCGTCGACTCGGCGCGCGGGATCGCCTCCGAGATCGGCAAGGAGCCGGAGATCGTCCCCGGCTTCAAGCGCACGGAGTACGGCCCCGACGGCCGCGTGTTCGTCTCCCTCGTCGAGAAGCACGCCGAGGGCAAGATCGGCGTCTCCGTCTTCGTTCAGGAGTAGCCTCAACGATCGGCCAGTGCCTCGAACACGGTAGCGTATTCTTCGAAGCACTCTGCCATCGCGGTCTCGAAAGAAACGTCCTCGATCTCAGTTTCTTCCGTCTCTTCGGTATTCTCTTCAGAGGCCATGATTAGCGTCTCCGCTGGGCGGCACGACGCGCTCGCGCCATTTCTGCCGGAGAGATCCCGAGCGCGTCGGCGACCTCATCCCCCGTCAGCATCACCTCTCGGGTCATCCGGCGGCGGTGCACCTCTGCCAGCACTGCGTCGCTCGGATCCGTACCTTCGATCCCGATCACCATCGCGATCGGACGCCCGTGGTTCATTACCATGACGCTCTCGCGCTGCGAATCGCTCAGCACTCCGCTGAGATGTTCCTTCAAATCACGAACGCCTACGGCTTTCATGGTCTTTCCCTTCCTTCTTCGAACTTCGCTCCGAGCCAATGCTTCAAGGAGTTCAACGTCGTGGCGTGTGCCAATTTTTCAAAAATCACAATGACGTCGACCGCATTGTGGGTGGAGATGTACAGCACGCGGTACGGATCGACTTCGAGCTGCTCGAACCTCCCCCACGGCTCCGGGAGCGTGATCACTTTCGGCGAGCATCCGGCGGGGATCTGACTGAGACATTTCTCTGTTTCGGCGACGATGCGTGCCCGCTGATACGCAGGGACGCTTTTCAAGTCTTCGAGAGAGCCGGGATGAAAAACGACCGGACGCATGAGGCTTCAATTGTGACCTCATTTCGAGACAAGTCAAGCGCTCGTCGCGGCGAAGTGAGGGGCCAACGGGGCACCGGACCCGGAGGTAGCGGTGCCCTCTGCTCATCGGGGGATGAGTGGCGGCCGGGCTAGTAGCTCGGGAGCGGCGAACGGGTCAAGACTAGTTTCACCGGCGTGCCTGCTCTTGCTCAGACATCACGATCAGCGCCACAGCGATTTCTCTCGCCTCGCCTGGAGAAAACATCCCCGGGCTCTCGTTGCTGTTGAACCCAGCCCAGAACGAAACCCACCCGTTCTGCGTAGAGTTGACTTGCCACTGTCCTGGCGCGGCCGGATGCATCCCTCCGGTCTTCCGTCGCACGCGCTCTAGGTGTTCGGCGTCACCTTTCGGGATGACCGAGAACCCGAGAGCACCCAGCAACGCTGCGAACTGTTCCGGATCGCTCGTGCCGGACATGAGCACCCGATCGATAGCTTCGGTATTTTTCACGCCCTCCTCGCCTTCTCCCGCCGAAACTCGAGCACGTCCTGAACGCTGATGTCGAACGCCCGGCTCGCGTCCATGGCGAGCTGGAAGTTCGGCGAGAGCAGCGCGAGGCCGTTCTGCATGACGGCTGCGACGAACGCCACGGCTTCGGCTTTGTTGTGGATGTCGATCAGGTCCATTTCTTTCTCCCCTTTTCCGTCGTCGGCCGGAGCCGCGACTCGAATCGTTCCGTAGAGCTTTTCTCTGTACGTTCTTCTGTCCGTAGGCGTCGGGTCGACAGCGAGCGCAGTGTCGAAGAACCATTTCGGCGCGTTGTATGGATGGTCGACCCTGACGTGCGGTTCTTGGATCTCAACGACCGGAAAGCTAAACCCGTCCCTGTCGAAGAAAACGTAGGAGCCTACCGTGATCTCGCGGTGAAAACGGTCCCTCACGGTTTCGTAATCCTCTCGCTGAACACGAGCTCCTCGAGCCGCTGCGTCGTCTTCTGCCGAAGAGGATCGACGCCGATCCATCGCCCTTCCTCGTCCTCGTAGGCGAGAAAGACCGTCCAGGCGCGTTCTCGATAGCGCGCCAAGACGAAGCGGCACGGGATCTCGGCCTCCTTGGCGAGCGAGGCTACGAAGAGGCATGCGTCGTCGACGTCGATCAACGCTCCGGGCTCCCAAGGGACTCGTAGGAATAGAAACTCCGCCATCGTGGGGTCCGGCGCGTACACGAACCGGCGGTGCAGCTCGTCGACGAAGGCGTGCATCGTGGCGCCGCGGTTCGGGCCTATCAGGCTGCGCGCTAGCCGGCGAAACGAGTCGTTCGTGCGCGCAGCGGCTACGGCGAGCCCGCCGAGTTGGCGGCCGGCCCAAGCGCCGCGGGTCATGGCTTCTCCTTCGGGTTCAAGTGCACGTAGAGCTCTCCAGCTCCACGAAGCGCCTGAAGCGATTCCGCGTACCGGACGACGGACATGATTCCGTGCGCGGCGTCGCGCATCTCGTCGCCGTTCATGCGGTTCTCGGTGTAGAGACGCTTCGCGACGGTCTTGAGGCGTTCGAGGTGCTCCGCCTCGATGGCGTAGAAGAGCACCTCGTCCTTCGGAGCGTCGTTCACCGGCTCGATTTCGCCGTAGGTGACGACACTCGCTTCGGCGTTCAGCCTGGGGCTCACATGGCTGAGCACGAAGTAGGCAGCGTCTCGATGGAGGTAGGCGCGGCCGTCGAAAGGTTGCGTTTCATTCAGGAAAACGACGTAGACGTTCGGGTGCTTCACGCAAAATGTCTCACTTTCTCGAGACGCCAAGCCCGGTTTCGAACAAACGATTCGAGCTTCTTCATCGAGTCGAACATCGAGACCTTCGCCGCATAGGGACCGAGCGGGATCCGCACGTAGAATCCTCCGCCGGCCTGCTCGAAGACCAGCCCGCGCACCCTTCGGCGAACGCGAGTCACGATGCGGTAAGATTCCCAGTCACCCATTCGTTCTCTGCGCCTCGTCGATCATGCATCCCGCGCGCTCGGCTGCACGCTCCGCTTCGATGAGTTCCCTGAGTGCTCGATCGAAGATTTTGCGAGCCTCCGCAGCGACAGACGAGAGCACCTGGTACTTCTGAACCAGGTCGAGTTCATCAAAATTGACGGGACACGGTTCGAGCATCGAATGGTGATTTCCGCACTCGGGGCACTGCTTCGAGATGCTCATCGCTTCGTCCTCCGCGCCGCCGACAAGAACTCCACCGCCCTCGCCAAAACAGCCTCCGCCTCGTCCCCGTAATGCCGCACGAGCACGCGAGCGATGGCCTCAGCGTCGAGGTCGTAGCTCTTCCCGGCGGCCTCCGTGTTCTTGCGGAGGGCGCGGTCGATGGCGGGGAAGGAGCTCATGGGAAGGCTGACGGAGCCTACCCCGCCGGTATTCACCAGGCCAACGCTTTTGTACACACAACCGGGGTGGAAAAGTTGCAAATTGAATGGTTCTCCGGTAGGCTCCGTCCTACTCGCATGACCCGCCGTTCCGCCCCCGTCGTAACCCTCCTCCTGGTCCTCGCGAACCTCGCAGCCTACGCCCTGGAGCTTGCCAGCGGTGGCCAGGCGACTTGCGACGCCTACGGCCTGGTCCCGGCCCGGTTCATGCGGACGGGCGCCGTGGAGCCCCTCTTCTCGAGCCTCTTTCTCCACGACCCGGCGAGCCTCCTCCACATCGCCGGCAACATGATTTTCCTGGTCGTCTTCGGCGTCATCGTCGAAAAGGCCCTGGGCCACCTCGGCTTCCTGGGCCTTTATGTCGCTGCGGGCGTCGCCGGCTGCCTCTTTCACGTCTTCGTAGGCCCCGCGTCGACCGAACCCCTCGTCGGCGCTTCGGGGGCGATTTTCGGCGTCATCGCCGTCGCGGCCGTCATCCGCCCGCGCCTGCTCGGCTTCGCGAGCGCCTTCGTGCTCCTCAACGTCTTCCACGCGTTCTTCGGGGGCGAGGAAAACGTGAGTTTTGGATGCCACATCGGCGGCTTCGTGGCGGGCTTCCTCGTCGTTCTCTTGTTGAAGGCGTGCGACAGCGAAGTTTTGGAGGCCACGTGAGTTCGAGCCAAGAAAGAACACGATGAATACCGACCAAGCCCCCGCCCCCCTCAACGAAACGACCCAAGCGCTTGCCGCCGTGCTCTGCGAACTCATCCGCGAGGCGGACGACTCCTACATCAAGGACGATCCCGAGGACGCCTTCGTCGATCTCGCCGCGAAGCTCGTGCTGCGGCTCTCGCAGCGGCAGCTCACCGTCGTGCCGGCGATCCAGGCCGCGCAAGCGGACGCCGCGAAGCGGATTTTCAACATCTTCTCGACGTGGCTCCAGATGCAGCCAGACCGTTCCTTCGTCACGCGGATCGACAAGGACAAATTCGAGGTGCTCACCGTGAGCCCGAACGGGATCCAGGCGTACTTCCAAGGCGCCGACGTCCAGGACGCGTACGCGCAGATGGCGCAGGTCATCCATTTCGGAGGAGGAACGCTGTGAGCAAGCCGAAAAAGAACGTGAAGGAGCCGAAGGAAGAGGTCGTCAACGTGCGGCTCACGACGTCACAGAAAAACGAGCTCAGTGCCGCCGCCGCCAGCGAAGGGCTCGGTCTCAGCACCTGGCTGCTTCAAGCGGGACTCGTGAAGGCGCGAGAGCAACGCGCAGGAAGCGACAGACGGTGACCGTCTTCGACAAGTACGAGAACTACCGCCAGGCCGCGCTCGCCGGTGGCGCACACATCGCGGAAGTCGATCGCGCCATCGAGGACATGCGCGCCGAAGACGCGAAGATCGACGCGGGCCTCTGCCCGAAACGTGACAGCTCGCCAAACGCACGGCATGTGCTCACGCGAACGCTCGACTCTCGTCAGGCGGGGCCGACCGAGATCGCCGGAAAGTGGTTCAACTATCGGTGCACCTGCGGCTGGTTCTCGGACCGGTGTGAGCCGGTAGGAGAAAACTGATGTCGAAAGATCGAAAAGACGACCCACACCTGATGTTCGACAGAAACTTCAACCCGAAGATCACTGGTGGGGTGCTGAAACCCGGGACGTACATCGTTCATCCGGACGGATCATTGACCCAGACGAGCCCAACCAGGAGCACCCCCATGAAGCGCCTCCGCAAAAACCCGTTGGAAGGCCACCCGCGCGCCGCCGAGACGCGCCGCATGATGCTTGAGGCGCGCATCGACGATGAGCAAGAGGTCATGGACCTTCAGGCGAGTGAGCTTGCGTGCGACATCGCAGACACGTGGGCTCGCGCGCGTCCGACTCTTCTTTGCGGGGACTACCCCGATCTGGATAGCTATGCTCCGGGGCTCGAAAAGGCGCTCAACCGTCTCGAGCTCATCACGCGCCCGAGCGCGATGCGGAAGGTGCGGCCGTGAGCGACGACTTTGCCCCCGACTTCCGCTGCCCCTGGGGCCACAGCGTCGGAGCCCAGAAAAAGGACGGAGTCGCCGTCGCTGCCGGCGTCGACATCAAGAAGGCGTTCGCGGCGTACCGGAAGCTCCCGCCGTTCGTCGGGAACCTCGGCCACGTGAAACTCGTCGTGGGGCACCGCGCCGAAGCGAAGTGGTCAGGTCACGCGAAGACGTACCGGCGTCAGATCCGGGTCGCCTACGGCCCCTCTGCAACCAAGGCAGAGGTTTTGGAGGTCCTGATGCACGAGATGGTGCATCTCGCCTGCCCGCGGCGTGAGGGGCACGGAGAGCGATTCAAACTGACGCTCCGCCGGGCCGCTCGGGAGCTCTGGGGCATCGAGGTTCCGATCATCCAGGGCAAGGATCGAGGCGACAGGCACAACGCGGCCTACGCCATGGACCGCCTCATCATGACGGCGCTCGAGGGGCTCATCGCCGATGGGAAGGCGGAGACGTTTCCCTACGAGCCTGAGACGAAGACGAAGAGGCCACCCGTGAACCTCGTCGAGAAACGCGCTGCGCACGCCGTGAAGATGCTTGCGAGGGCGGAGAAACGTGCGAAGGCGGCTCAGCGTACGCTCACCAAGTGGCGGACGAAGGTGAGGTACTACGAAAAGCAGGCGGCGAAGCGAGGTTCCGGGTGACCGACGTTTCAGGCGATTGAAGGAGGTCGAAAATGAAAAAGAAGAAGACACGTAGCCCCAAAGCGCGCCACCCGATGCAGCCCGTCGTTGTCGACGAACACGGCATTCATCGTTTCAAGGCGAACAAGATCGTACGATACATGCTCGACGAGGGTACGAAGACCAGGTTGTTCGACCTGAATAAGTTCGCGATCCTCGATTTCGACAACACGGATCATGAGCAACTTGCGCAGCTCATCGGATACTCGGTGAGCGGCGCGTGCGAGCTCTCGTACATGAGCGACGCCGTCTGCAACGCGGCGCTCGCGGAGTCCGCGAAGCTCGCCGGTTCTAAGAAGAAAAAGGCACGATGACCGCCCCCCGCGGCCTCCCCGACCGGATCTGGCTCGTCATCTGGCCCAACGGCGAGCGCCACGTGTTCCACAAAGAGCCGCTCGAAGGCATGGCCGAGTGGTCGAAGGGCGTGCCGGCGACGATCGTGGAGTATCGGTTCGAGAAGGTCACGCACGTGGCGCCGCCTGCGAAGAAGAAAGCAGGAGCGAAGTGAAGAACAACGACTTGGTCAAGCTGCTGATCGACGACAAACGGCGCGAGAACCGAGCACTACGGGACAAGACACCAACGCACCTACGCCCGCCTCCGCGCCCTTCCTGCCCCCGCTGCGGCGCCTACATGGCCTGGGGCACCGACGCTAAGCCGGAGTGCCCGTTCTGCGACGGGGGCGTCGAGGGGTAGCCGGCGTCGTAACGTCGCTCCGCACTGCCTCGTCCACCTTGTCCAAGAAGTCGTGCAACCGACTCCAGTGGAGATCGGCTTGCTTGATCAAAGAGGCGGCTTCGGGCCCACGGAGCCGACCGTTCAGGAACTCTCGCTGGATCTCGCGCGTGAGCTGCATCAAAACGCAATGCTGAATCGTCGCGATGTTCGCAATCCAGTGCTTGGGCTCGCGAGGACGCGCAATCACAGCGCCCTTTCGCCTCGATCTGCGTCGGCGGCTACTCGCCACGCCGCCCGTCCTCCGTCCAGTACCCGAGGAGCCCCACGACCATGTTCTGCACCATCGCGTCGGGGTCGAAATCCTTCTCCTTGCCGTTCATCGTGCTCGCGCGGATCGCGTAGCGGGCCGCGTCGCGGATCTGAGCCGCGCACTGATTCCGAAACGGACTCACGCCCATACGCATCGGCATCGGAGGCTCGTTGCGCCCTTCGGCATAGAGCCAGTGCGTCTTCGGGAGCGGATACGAAGCAACGAATGCGCCGCTACCGTCTGGGAGACGCACCCCAGGGCCGTTCGGCGAGAGCGGCTCACATCCAGGACCTAGCTCGACCTTCGCGGTGTAGCGCGGCACATCGGCTGGACAATAGGCTTCCCACTGCTTGGCGACGCGCGCTCTCTCCGCTTCCAGTTCGTGCGACGTCCAGACGGTCTTCCCGTCAAGCATCACCTCGATGCCGGCGTCGCGCTGAGCGATCCCGAAGAGGCCCATGTCGGTCTCGATACCGACGCCAGAGAAGACATCCGAGAGCGTGATCGCGGGCTCGCCGTCCGAGTCGCGGACCGCTTTGATCTTCACGGAGGCACCATGAAATCGCCGCCAAAGGGCGCGGACTGCCGGCTAAACCCACGGGGACCGAGTTTCATCAGCATCCACATAAGCAACTCCGCATCCTCGCCTTCGATGCGGATCGGCTGGCCACCGCCCGGCGGCGTGATGATCAAGTAGGCCGGAAGAACCGGAGGCTCGAATCCGGGAGGCAGCGGTGGACCGCCGATCCGTTTCGCCATCGGCGCCGGCTCGCTCACGAGCGTCACCGACATCCGTTCGGTCTGGATTGTCCACTGATCTCTCATCCCCGCCTCCGCCGCCTCGACTCCGCCACCGCCGCCGTTCCTTGCTCCCACAAGATTTTGAGCCCGTCCTTGAGCGACGGATCTGCGAGCTTGTCGGCGACGGTCTTCACCGCGCGCACGGTGGGGTGGTCGAGCACGCCGTCGAGCGGCGTGAGCTCGAGAAGATCGTACTTTCGGATGACCTTGATCGCCCGGAGCGCGAACGTATTCCGCTCCTCGGCCTCCACGCCGTCATCGAGCGCTTGATCGATGAGGCGCTTCGCGAGCGCGCGCTTCTCTTCCTTCACGCTCATCTCGCCGGCCTCCCGAACGGGAGGATCGCCTTCGCGTTGTGCCCGCGCCGCGTGCTCGGCTTCACCGCCTTTGCGGGCTGCTCCAGCTTCACGGGCTTCTTCAGAGAACGCCCGGGGGGCGTCTTCTTCATGACCCGGTACGCGGTCATCCGGGGCACGTGCGCGCGTTGTGACCGCTCTTGCGGCACACGGAGCACGCCTTCTTGGTCTTCTTCGCCTTCTTCTTTTTCTTCTTCGCCATCGTGCTTCTCCTTCAGTCGTTGTCGGGATCGTCTTCTGGATCTTCGGACTCTTCGCGCCGCTTGCCCCTCCGGCGAGCCTTCCCGCCCTCGAAGCGCTCTTCGTACTCCTGGAGCATCGCGTCGGCGAAGCCGGTCGCCAAGTCCGTCATGTCGTCGAGAAGATCGTCGTCCGTCTTGATGTCGTCGGGGATCACGTACCGCGCCATCGCGTCGTGCGTCCAGCCGACCCAGAGCGTCCTCTTCTCATCTTCTTTCACGTCCGATTCCTCCTCGCCCCCGGCGACACATCGAACCGCGCGCTGTGCGACGTGCGCTTCGCGCCGTGGCAGAACTCGCCGCGCCCCGCGCCGCAGATCGGGCACTCGACGTCGAGGGGGAAGAGCGGTGCGAGCCCAATCGCGTTCTCGATCTCGGCGAGACGCATCGCCTGCTCGTCGAGACGCTTCCGGACGTTGCGCTCGATGACGGAGAGCAAGAAGCAATTTGCGGCGCTCATGAAAGTCGCGAGGAGCGCCACCTTCTCGAAGGGGCTCATGCTCGCGCCCTCTTCGCGAGCTTCTGCTCCAATTTTCGAGCGCGCTTCCGAAACCTGACAGCACGGCGCGCGTACTGCGCTGCGAGTGAACGGAGCTCCTTCACGGTCTCCTTACGACGCAGAAAACGCCGTCGACGTCGCCCGTTGTAAGGACCGCCGATGAGCGAGTCGTACACCACCGCGATCCCCTCGCGCTCCGCCACGCGCCGAATCGAGTCGGTGTCGACACGCCGACGCCGCAGCCCCTTGACGAGCGCTTCGCGCGCCTCGGCGGGCGTGTTCGGATGGATCACCATCGCGGACAGCACGTCGCGCATCAGCTCTCCCCTAGAGTCACGTCGGTGCCGCTTGAGCCCCTTCGCCTTCAACCGCGACACGCGCCGACGGATTTCCTCCAGCACCACCCACGGCGCGGCGTCGTTGCAGCAGACCGCTCTCAACGCCCGCGCCATCGCGTAGGGGTTCTTCTTGGCGTTCTTGACGATGATTGGAAGAGCGGACTCGATCTGTTCTCGAGTCGCGTCACCCGCGTGGATCCGCGACATGGCGGAGCCGGGATACTTCTCGCTGCGCTCGTAGATCTCACGGAAGATGTCGAAGACACGCGCGCCGTACGCTTTGGCGAGCGCGAGCAGATCGGTGCGGTGATCGTTCGACGTGAAGACCTCGAGCCCGTTGTAGGCGTCCGCGCAGCGCGGCACCATGAGCGCGACCTTGTCGAACTCGTCGGCCTTCGGCCTCTTGCGTTCGAAGAAGAAAAAGATCGCGTTCTGCGTCTCGTAGTCCTCGAAGTAGCCTTCGCGGAGCATCGCGATACACCACTGCGTGCCGAGACCGTAGTGCCCGCTCGCCTGCTTGTTCTTGATGTGCCGGACGATGAGATCGTCCGAGTCGTAGACGACGTCGGCTTCGATCGCGCCCTCGATCCGGTAGAGCTTCTCGCGTTTTCGACGCTTGCGATCGGACGCGCGCTGGAGCTTGAGCAAGTTGTCGCGCAGCTTCGCGAGATCCTGCGGGCGGTACGTGTAGATATCGGGATCGATCCGCGGCTGCCGCTGACGTCGACGACGAGCGCCAGGTAGCGGGTGCCCGCTGAACCGATGGAAGAGATCGAGGACGTCCGCGATCTCGGGCGCGAGCGCTTGCCCGGACTCGAGCATCTTCGCGCCCCAGTCAAGGTACTTGAGCTTCCTCGACGGGTCGCGCGAGGCGAGCAGACGGATCCCTTCCTCGTGTTCGGGATGTTTCTGGAGAGCGGCGTCGAGGCGAGTGCTCATTGCGGGTGCTCTTCGCCGACGAACTTCACGACGCGCGAATCCAAACACACGACGCGCATACCGAAACCGAGCGTGGGCGTACCGTGCAGCTCGGCGCACTTGTCGAACTCCAGGTCGCGCCTGCGCAGCCACGCGTCTTGCGCATCCTGGTTCCGAAGGCGCTCTTCGATTGGTTGAGGTGCAGGGAACGCTACCTGCGTCGACGCCGAAGCACGCGCGTTGGGCGCAGCGATCAGCGCGGGCTTACGGCGTGAAGACAATCCCACGAAGAGGCCGAGCACAACGAGCACTCCGATTGCTGCGGTCTCTAACCAGTGCCAGTTCCTCATGCCGCGCGAGCGCTCCGTTTTGACATCAACTTCTCCGCGAGGATCGCTCGGATGACCGCGCTCGTCTTCACCTCCGCACCAGCCCGCTTGCTCATGCGTTTCCGTTCGAGTTCGACTGCATTCCGCAGCTCGGGCGGAAGCCGAAGATCGACCTTTTCGGTGTGCTTCACGAAGCCGACTATATCCGAGTCGGATTTGTCCGACAAGTCTCTTGACGTCGATCCCGACGCGGGAGTAGCGTCGTCTTTCTCGTCATCATCGTCGAAAAGGAGTCCCCGCTTGGCGAAAGCTGGTTGGATCACGTGTCTGCTCGTGAGGTGGTCGTGAGCTACGCCGCCATCGATCTTCGGATCGGGATCCTCGAACTTTTCGTCGACGCGGCACGCGTCAACCCGCCGCCCGTCTGGTTTCCCATCAAGTTGTGGCGCGCACGCGAGCATCCTCAGCCGCGTCCCAAGCTGCCGGTCGTAGAGGTTCGTCGGCGCGCGAAGGATCGCAGAAAACGAGTAGAAGCCACCGTGCGCGCGCAGCGCATCGCGGAGCGAGAGAGGAACTACATCATGTTCGTGCGTAGGCCGGAAGCGCCGAAGCCAGTCGCGTCGTTCCCCAACTACTTCTGCTCGAAGTGCCGATCGACGGCGCCGACGCATCGGTGCCCGGGATGAAAACGAAAGACCAGATGCGCCTCGGCCACGGCGCCGCGATCCGTCGACAAGACGGAAAGCTCAGCGTCGGCACCTTCGTCGAAGTGAAGGAGGGGCAACCGATCCCGGAGGGCTACGAACTCATCCGCGTCGGCGCCGAAGGCGAAGACGGCTGGCGCGATGTCACGTCGATCTACGGCGGCGAGCGGAGCGGACCCGCGCAGGTTGCGACGCCCGCGTACCGCGAGGGCTACGACAGAATTTTCGGAAAGAAGCCCGTCATCGGAGAAGCATGATGAAACCAGAGAAGGTCCGGTACCGATTCTTTTTCTTCCGTCCCTCGTCGGACATACCGAACTTCGAACTCGAAGCAGGCCCCTTCACGCCGCTCGAAGCGTCCGCGTTCGGACAGATGGAGACGGCCAAGAAAACGATGGCGACCGGCGAAACGTGGGGATGTCACTACCAGGAGATCGTCGCCTACGACACCGGGCGCCGACCACTCTGGATCGGCGTCGTCATCGCGATCTGCTCCATCGTCATCGGGCTCATCCTCGGTGATTTTTTGGCGAGGACGCTTCGATGACCACGTGCGTGTCTTGCGGTAAGTCGGCCGACGTAGAAATCGAAACGATCGTCCACCCGCTCACTGCGCGCGGAGAACAAATGTTCGAAATGATGCGCAAGGTGCCAAACATCGTACCCATGTGCATAGATTGCACGAAGCGTGCTGGCGCTGCGGTCGAGCGGGGCGACTTCGCCGAGGAAGAACCATGACTCCGAATCAAATCCGCCACACCCTCGATCGCCTCGACACTGTCATCAACCTTCTCCACAAACGTCTTCCTGGTGGCGGCCTGCTGGTCGACACGGCCACATTGAACGATCTCGTCGCGGACTCGGATTCGCTGCGTTCTTTCTTCCAACACTTCTTCCAACATCATTTTGGCTTTTCCTCGAACCAATCCCGCATCGTCGCTTGGGTCCGCAAAGTGTTCGACGAAGCTACCGCCACGAACGCCCCCGAACGCGCTCTTCGGCTCGTCGAGGAAGCCATCGAGCTCGCACAGGTGTGCGGCGTCGACGCCGCGGCGCTCCACCGCCTCGTGGACTACGTTTTCAATCGTCCCGTCGGCGAGCCCTCGCAGGAGATCGCGGGCTGCATGGTGACGCTCTACTCAGCAGCGCACGCGCTCGGTGTGGACGCCGACGAGGCGTTCGAGCGAGAGCTCTCGCGGATCCAGCAGCCGGAGGTCATCGACCGGGTGCGGCGGAGGCAGAAGGAGAAGAGGGAGGCGCTCGTGGCGACGATGGAACTTCCAGGAGGTTGGAGGACACGGGCGCCGGAACCGGATCGTGTGCCGATCGATCCGATGTTCGATCCGGTGGTGAGGCCCATCGAAGAGCTCCCGGGCGCGCGGCCCTCGCCGTCGGGGCTCGAGGGACCGAAACGAGGCTCGCCGTGAAGCCGCTGCGTTGGCACGCCCAAGGATCCTTCACGGCCTTCATACGCGAAGGATCGAAAAAGCTCGTCTTCGTCGTCTCGCAAACCGACAAGTGGGCGGTGATAGCTCTCGAAACCGACGGAGACGACGTCGCTGCGGTCCTCGCCTCGCACGCGCATCAAAACTTGGGCGACTTCGACACGGTGTCCGAAGCTTTCGCCGTGTGCGAAACCTACGCCGCGAATTGGCGTGCGGGGAAGCGTACCGACCCGTGTGAGTGCGAAGAGATCGAGGCACCCGCCAAGTCCATCGAGATCGACGCGGAGTTCGAGGAGCCCGTCGCCGCGCACGTCGAAGGCAAGACAGATCAATGACCCCCGACCCCTACGAAATCTGCCGCCACATCCGGCACTACCACCAGAAGAACAGCTACGCGCCGAAGCGCGTCGAGGTCGAGCACTGGTGCGGCGGCGCGGAGTTCTTCGAGCAGCTCGTCAAAAACGACGTCATCGAAGTCTTGCCGATCGCGGAGCACGGCGAGCCCGTTGCGGTCGTGCTCACGGAGAAGGGGTATCGGATGGCGACGGTGGAGCGGAGGCGGTGAACCTCAGCTCTTCCCTGAAAACCCGACACACGAACCATCAACACGCACGACCTCGAAGCCCGAGCGCCCCTCTCGCACTCGGATCCGCCGCACACCCGAACCGATAATCTCCTCGAAGCGAGGATGCCGCCGCACTAGCGCGAAGAGAAAGTCGAAGTCGACGCCAGCGACCGAGTCACCCGGCTCGTACGCGTTCAAGATCGACGCGAAGCGTGTCCGCTGCTCCGCCTTTGGCGTTTCAAGCGCGTCGATCACGAGGCGCGCAGCCTTCACCTTGCGATCCTCCATCGCGACGTCGATACGCCGACCGATCAGCAACGGCAACGACAGCGCATCGAGATACTCTACGTGGAGCGTGCTTCCAATCTTCACCGTCATCGTGAAGATCGCGCCGTCCTCACGCGGGCGACACTTCAAGATGAATCGGTCGAGCGCCGGAAACTCTGGCAGAGCTTCCAGGCGCTGAAACCAACCGTCGATCACACGCGCGCGCAACATGCCTCGACCGTGCTCTCGGCGAGCCGACTCCAGTGCCGCAACAGGAAGCACATCGAGAAGATCCCCCGTTGTACGCCTCGCGCAGTGCGCGTGAGAGCAATGGAATAGCCCCCACGCCGCGTCGGTCGTCGGAGGGAAGATCACCGTCGACGAGTCGCCATCGGTGCCGCTCGTGTGCTCGCGTGCCCACGGACAAACGACAGAGAGCGCACCGTTACTCAAAGTCTCGAACGCCATGCCGGCGAACGCGAACGCTCGCCCAAAAAACGTTTGATCGGCGTCGGAAAGATCGGCACACACACGCCCTTTTCCTGGTGGTGCCGCTGGTTTCCGTTCGCCCATCGGAGCCCCCACAGGAAAAGGACGGAGGTGTGTGGCCGTCTCGCTCAGCGCTTTCTCCACGTCGAGCGGCCGTCCTTCGAGCTCGTGCCACTCGTACGCTCCTCCAGGCGGGTGGCTCGGCAAATACCAGAACCGGCTCGCGTCGCGCGTCGACTCGTCGAGCACCCGTTTCGCTCGCGCGATCTTGTCGGCGACCCAGACCCAAACGCGCGAGTATTCGTCGGCGTCGACGGGGCGACTGAGTGTGAAGATGACGCGCAGCTTCGGATGCTCGGGGGTGTGCCTAAACGTCGTGTACGTCACGCCGCGCACACCGGGAAGCAAGTTCGCCGCTTGTCGAATCGTCGTGTCTCCCTCGTCGAAGTCGAGGATGAGCGCGTGCACTTGCTCGACCCGGGGGAGCGCTCGTCGGTTGTCGACGAAGGACGCGAGCGAGAAGCCGGCGACCTTCCGCTTGTCGCGTACGACCTCGGGGTCGCGCACGAACGTGTCGATGAACGAGGCCCAGGTGTGCTTCTCGCGTCGACCTCGAGAGAACGAACGCCAGAGCGTCAAGTAGAAGGTCGAGCTCATCTCCGGTGAGGTAGACGTTCGCTGCGCGTGCGGTGTTCACGCCGCGCGTTCGTTCGTGGCAGGTCTTTGCTTCAGCGCTCGTTCGAGAAGCGCTCGAATGGCGACGCTCGTTTTCACTTCGGTGCCGAGTGCCTTGCTCATGCGGCGGCGCTCACGTTCGACTGCGCTCCGCAGTTTGATCGGCAGCCGGACGTCGACCTTTGCTTCCATAGAAACGACTATAGCGCGCGCAGACGTTGTCGGACAAGTCTTTCTTGACGGGAGGCGGCGCGCAGGATTAGTATCGGCTCTCAACCGTCGAAACTGAAGGAAGCACGCCGTTGGCGACAGCTAGCTGGGACACCTATCTCCTGAAGAACAAGCAGGGCGCGTACCTGCCGTGCCTGGCCAACGCCGTCAAGATCCTCACGCACCGCAAGGAATGGTATCGCGTCGTCGCCTACGACGAGTTCTCCGGTTCGATCGTCAAGAGGAGCCCACCGCCGTGGGATCCGGATCTCAAGCCTGACGAGGACGATGTTGGTGATTGGACGCAGAGCGATTCGGGGCGCGCCGCCGTGTGGCTCTCGGACGAGTATCAGTGCTCGTTCTATTCGTCCGTCGCCGACGAGGCGGTGAGGCTCGTCGCAGAGCGGTGGAGGTATCATCCGGTGCGCGACTACTTGAACGAAGTGCGCCCTAAGTGGGATAACAAGCCACGCATGGACGATCTGCTCGTCCGAGTCGCGGGGGCACCCGATACACCCTACACACGCGCCATCACCAAGAACTTCTTTCTCGGTGCTGTCGCACGCATCATGCGACCGGGCGCGCAGGTCGACACCGTACTCATCCTCGAAGGCCCGCAAGGGGCGCACAAGTCGACGTTCTTCCGCATCCTCGCGAGCGATGACTGGTTCGTCGACACGCTTTTCAACATCGGCGGCAAGGACGGCTACCAAGCGCTCCGACGAAAATGGATCGTCGAGTTCAGTGAGCTCGATGCTCTCAGCACCGCCGATCTCGCGCGGGTCAAGGCGTTCATCTCGTCCGTGAAAGACAGCTATCGTCCCTCGTACGGCAGGGCGACGATCGACTTCCCGCGGCAGTGCGTGTTCGCCGGAACAGTCAACCCGAACGGCGCGGGATACTTGAACGACACGACGGGCGCTCGACGCTTCTGTCCAGTAGTCGTGACCGAAATAGATCTCAAGACGGTGCGCGAAGAGCGCGATCAGCTTTGGGCTGAAGCGTTCGCGCGTTATCAACGCGCCGAGAAGTGGTACCTACGCGACAAGGAAATCCTCGCGATAGCCGCACGTGAAGCCGAAGAGCGTCGCGAGCCGGAAGCGTGGGAGACGCACTTCAAGGAGTACCTACACTTGAACCGCGCCCTCTACCGGAAGGGCGGCGTGACAATCACAGAACTGCTCACCAACGCTGTGGACGTCCCGAAGGAGCGCCAGAACCGCGCTGCACAGATCCTCGCCGGCAAGTCGCTGCGGGCGATCGGCTGGACGAAGGTCGTACGAGGCAGCGACGACATTCGCCGCTACTTTCCCGCTGACGGGCCTCTAAGAGTAGTTCCTTCTTCCTCCAATCCTCCAATAGACAAAGGGAGTTCTAGAGGGGGTAGTAAGAAGAAGGGATCCGGTACGTGAGGGGGTACCAAACGCCAAATCTCAATCGGAGGTTTGGAGGACGCCCTCTTCGGATTTTGCGCCCCAACGGCTTAGAACAAGGAGAAATCATGGGTCTTCAACCGTCCGCTTCTCGTACCGCGCTGCTTCTCGCCTGCCCCCGTCCGTTCGATCCGGAGCTCGAGGAGGACCCGGATCCCTCTCGCGAGCCGGCGCGGTACGGGACCGCGTTTCACGCCGTGCTCGCCTCGTGCTTGCGCTCGCCCGCGAAGAAGCCGCTTGAGAGAAGCGACTCGTACGCGAAGGAGGTCGACCGAGCCGCCGCGAAGAACGACGTCAAGCGCGCGGCGCAGGAGCTTGCGGGGCACGTGAAGAGCAGCGCGAAGGTGCTTCGGAACTGGCTCACGCGCGAGAAGCTCGAGGTCGCCGTGGTCGAACAAGCCTACGCGGTTTGGCCTCGCGAGAATGGCCTCGTGACAACCCGCGCCATCGAACCGCACGACGAGGATCATCGCTACAAGATCGCGCCGGGGGAAGTGCCCGGGACCGTCGATCTCGTCGCGCTGAGCTCGAACCGAGAGCGCGCTGTAGTGCTCGATCACAAGACTGGTAGCGGCGACGAAGACAAGTTCGCGCAGCCGGCGGAGATCCCGCAGATGCGCACGCTCGGGCTAGTCGCTACCGAGATCGCGTCTCTGCGCGGCGGAGTGAACGTAGAGGTTGGGATCTTCCACGCCGACCGTCGAGGGCTTCCGATCGTGTACGCCGAACCGTACGATCGCGACGAGCAAGGGCGCCATGCCGTGCGACTCCATCGCGCTCTCTCGCAGATCGGAAGCGGGTTCTTACGCCCTGGGGCGCAGTGCAAGTATTGCCCGGCGAAGATCACGTGCCCGGCGTGGGCGGCAGACTTGCTCGCCGAGAGCACGGTGGCGCTCGTCTCGTCGGCGAACACGCTCGCCTGCGAACCGATCAATCCGAAGGCGCTCCTCGCGCTTCCCGATGAGATGGCGTCGAGCGCCGTCTCCCTAGAGGCTCGGGCGGGCGCGCTCTACGAGCTCCTCAAGAAGTTCCGCGCGCTCGACAAGGCGGGCTCCGAGGAGATCAAGCGGCTCGTGCGCGGCGGTGCGGTCATCGAGACGCGTGACGGCAAAGTGCTCGCGCTTCAGACGCAAACCTACGAGATGCTGTCGAAAAAGAGCGTGATCGAGGCGCTCGGCAAAGTCGCAGGCGAAAAAGAGCTCGCGCGGCTGCGCGAGAAGGGCGCGACCAAAGAGGTGACGCGCGAAGTGCTTGTGGGCGAGAAATGACGCCTCCTCGACAAGATGGCCGACCGCTGTTATGTTTCCGTTCCGAGCAGACCCTCTGCGTCAGCTCTTCGACGGCAGCCTCTTTCGACGGGGGCTGCCGTTTTCTTTTTTGTTGATCTTTCGATCGAGGTTCTGTAGACATCTTCTTCCCTAGCCCAACGTCGAAGGGTCACTCCTCGGAAGTGACAGCGGGCAGAAAGAGAGCGGCATGCCGCAGGATGCGTCTGCGCTAGAGCGCGACCCATACGACCGTGTTTTGATTCTCGGCGAACCCCACGCGGGCAAGTCGACAAGTGTGGTGGCCAGCGCCGCTGCCGCGTTCGGTACGGGGTACGTGATCAACTGCGGCAAGAAGACGGGGCTCACCGATGCCGCGCGTCGCAACGACAAGTTCAAGTGGGATCTCGTGCGCGACGAGGCGCAGATGGAAGATGCGCTCAAGGAAGCGCGACGAGGCGCCAAGGAGGGTAACTACAGGTGGATCGTCATCGACGACTACAACCTCTACGCATCTTGGCTCGAGGTCGCGCTCGAAGATCAAACTCGTAACAGCAAAGGCGAAGCCGACGGCCGACGCTTCTGGCGCGAGTACCGCAAGCGTCTGATCAACATCCTGATCCGCTGCTTCGACTTCAAAGCCCACGTCTACGTGATCTCGCACTACATCGAGACTGGCGGCGGGCTCATCGAAGGGCAGACGGAGAAGACCGGCGTCGGTATCGCGCCACTGTTTGCCGGAGCCGCGCGCAAGGAGATCCCCGGCATGTTCGGCGACGTCATCTACATGGCACCGAGCTCCAAAGATCCGGCGAAGCGGAGCTTTTTCATCAATCCCGTCGGCGTCTACGGGCCGAGCTGCCTCTCCGTTTCAGGCACCCGCGAGATCGATGCCGACGTCGGTCTCCTCCACGAAGCATTCAAGAAGGGGGGCAAGTCGTCTCCCGAGATTGTGTCCAAACGTCCGAACCAGCAGAGAAAGTGAGCCACATGGCCAAGTCCGAACAGCAGAGCAACCAGGGTAAGAAGATGGAGTACAAGCGCGTCTCCTTCGACATCAACGAGATCGCGCCCGACGCGCCTGCGGGCGAGTGGAAGGCGTCGATCCCACGCGGCAAGTGCAAGGTGCAGCCGACGAAAGATGATCACTTCCCAATGATCATCGTCCCGATTCGCCTCGACAGCACGCAAGAGGAAGGCGAAGCGTTCGAGAGAGCGCTCGGCACCGAGCTCTCCGTGTTCTTGGTTTTCGGGGCCAAAACTCCACGCGGTGAGCGCTTGGGCAAGCTTCGCATCCGTCAAGTTTGCGAAGCCACCGACGTCGACCTAGACGTCATCCCCAAGGAGATCAACGACGGCGACGATCTCCAACCGCTCGTCCGAGCACTCGAGGGCAAGAAGTTCACGGTGTGGACTCGGCTCCAAACGCGGAAGGACACCGGCGAGGTGACCTCCGAGGTTCTGTTCCAGGATCCGAACAGGACGCTCAGCGCGGCGAGCGACGATGACGACGACGACGACGGGGACGACGACGAGCCGCAGTCAGAACCCGCGCCGAAAAAGAAGCCGGCGGCGTCGAAGAGCAACGGCAAGAAGCGATGACACCGCGTCGTAGACGGTCGCTGCTCGAAGACGACGAGCTCTCCGAAATCGGAGAGCGCGATGAATCTTCGAGCGGCGACGTCTGCGAGGCGTGCGGCTGCACGCGCGGGAAGCACGACGAGGACGGCTGCGCGTGTGGCAGGTGCGAGGAGTTCGTCGAGTAGCAAAAGGGCATTTGATGAGTCCGCCGATCGATTGGTCAAAACTGGTCCCGCAGCCGGAGTTTGCGGGGCTTGCCCGCAGCACAAAAATCTACATGGCAGGAAAGGTTGACGAAACCCAATGGCGTCAAGACATTGTCGGCGCTCATCTATCCGAGGCCGACCCAGAAGACGAATGGGTCGAAAGGCGGGTTTCGTTTTGGGGGCAACGCTACGAGTACGTTGGTCCGTTTTTCAGCGGATCTAGACACGCTAGCGACATGGGCGAACACGGTGACGACGACTGCGCCGACGAGCACTGCGGCCGATCCGAATGCAACCGCACGGCCATCTTTAGCCGAGCTCTAAATGACTGTGACGCCGTTTTCGTCTGGCTAGATGACCGGACTGCGTTCGGTACTATTTGGGAAATGGGGTACGCGACCGCACTCGGAAAGAAAGTCGCGGTTGGCGTGTTTCACGATTTCTTCGGCGAAGCTAACGACGAGCTGTGGTTCCCTCTTATGGGCGTCGATTTCAACAACATCGCCAGCACCTACTCGGCTCGCGAAGCGTTCGAGAAGCTTTTCGGGCCGCCTTCTGCGAAGTCGCAGAGCGAATCTCCAATCGAGGAGAAGATGTTGGTGGCGCTGCGGGCCGTCCTCCCTTCCCATGTCACTATTCGACAGCAAGTGAATGACATTTGTGGCGGCAGATACCGCGCCGACTTTACTGTGACAACCGCCGAAGGCGCCAAAGTCGTTGTGGAATGCGACGGGCACGATTTCCACGAAAAGACGAAAGAGCAAGCGGCGAGAGACAAAAAGCGGGATCGCGACATGCAGCTTGATGGGTGGAAAGTGCTCCGTTTTACAGGATCGGAAATTTGGCGCGGAGCGGAGGGCTGCGCGAAAGACGTCGCGCGAGCGCTCAAAACATGATGCGCGCGTTGCAGATGGCGGGCGAGTACGACCCCGTCAAGGCCGGTGCTCGCTGTGATCTCTGCCCTCTCAAGGGGAACACTGTCGTTCCCCCAAAAGTTTCGCCGCTCCCTACGAAGGTCATCTTCGTCGGCGAGGCGCCGGGCAGGAAAGAAGAGATCTTCGGGACTCCGTTCATCGGCCAGACCGGCGTTTTTCTCAAGGGCCTCTGCCGAGAAGTCGACGTCGACATCCTCGAAGCGCACTTGTCCAACGCCGCGCTTTGTAGGTCGAACATCGACAAGGAGAACGAGCTCGCCGCGACCTTCTGCGCTCCTCGACTTTTGAAAGAGCTCGCCGCGTTCGATCCGAAGATCCCCATCGTCACGTTCGGGAAGACGAGCACGCTTTCCGTGCTCGGCGTCCGGAGCATCATGCACTCGCGCGGGTTCGTCTGGACGGCGCGCGAGATCGATCCCGCGCCTGCCTGGAGCAAAGCGAAGAAGGCGAAGCTCCGCGGCGCTCCAAAGTGGAAAGAGATTTGGTTGAAAGCGCAGATCGCCGAGGGGCGCAGCAAGCTCGCTGGCAGGACGGTGCTCCCGACCGTGCACCCTGCGTTCGTGCTCCGCTCCGACACGTGGCTTCCGGTCCTAAAGATCGATCTCGACCGGATCGCTCGCTGGATGCGCGGCGAGCTGACGCATGAGCTACTACTCGAGAACGGCCCCTACGTCGTCGTATCGAAGCGAGAGCACGTCAAGCGCGAGCTCCGAAAGCTGGGGGACGTCATCAGCGTCGACGTCGAAACCGGCGCAAGCACGGAAGGAGGGAAAGACGGAGCAGATCCGATCCGCAACCGGCTCCTCTGCGTCGGGATCTCCGACGGCGATCACACGGTCGTCATCTGGCCATGGCGAAAGACGCATGCGCCGCTCGTGAACGCGCTCTTCAAGCGCGTGAAGAAGATCGGCATGCACAACGGTTACAACTTCGACCAGATCGTACTCGATCGCTTCGACGTCCCGTTCGAGCCGATCGAAGACAAGCTCGAAGACACGCTCGTCGCGCACCACACGTTCGCGAGCCACATGCCGCAACGCCTCTCTCACGTCGCGAGCGTGTTCGTCGACGCTGGGCCGTGGAAGGTGACGTTCAAGCAAGGCACTGGCGGCGCGACCGAGAAAGGGCTTCCTCCTGAGAAGCTCTCCGGCGAAGAGCTGACCTTGTACAACGCCGCGGACGCCAGGATCCAAGCGCAGATTTGGCTCAAGATGCAAGCCGACCTAGAAGACGAGCAGGCAGTCTACGAGGTCGACAAGTCCAACGCGAGATTGTGCCGTTCGATGATCATCAACGGCATCGGCGTCGACATGGAGCGCAGAACGCAGCTCTTGGAGGCGATGGATCGGAAAGAAACCGATCTTCTCTGGAAGATGCGCAAGCTACTCCGCCGGGCGAAGTTTCACCCGATGCAGCTCGCCGAGGTCCGGAAGGCGCTCTTCACGATCTTGAAGGCACCGATCGCGTCGGCCGATCCGACGGAGTCTGGCCTTCCGTCGACGTCGCAGACGACGCTCGAACGGTTGAAGACAAGCTCGACGCGCGCGGGGAGATTCGCCGATCTGCTCTTGCAGTGGCGCGGCGTCGTCAAGATCAAGAGCACCTACCTGATCAGCCAGATCCTCGACAAGCCGTCGAAAAAGACGCCGCTCGTTTCTCGAACGCACTTCAACTGGCGCAGCTACGGCGCAGCATCGGGGCGTTACTCGTGCCGTTTGCAGTCGTGCCCGCGCGCGGAGTACCTGAAGGACAAGAGCATCGTGCTCGAGACACGCGTGCGCGAAGTCTACGTCGCGCGTCCGGGGCACAAGCTCATCTACTTCGACCTCAGCCAAGCCGAGCTCCGGTTCGCGGCTTACCTCTCAGGAGATCAACGCTTCATTGCTGCGTGCGAATCCGGAGACGTGCACACTGCGACGGCGAAGCTGCTCTTCCCCGCCGAAGCCGAACTCATCGGGCGCGATCCGAAGGGTGCCGGAAAGCCGTTCCGAGACGTCGAGAAGAACTGCATCTTCGGTTTCATCTACTACGCGCAGCCGGATACGATCTTCGGCTTCGTGCGCAGCAAAGGGCTCCCAGTCCAGATGCGCGACGTGGTCTCGATGCACGACATGGTGCGCGACGTGTTCGCGGGGTACTTCAGATACGTCGAACAGAACAAGCGGTGGGTCGACAAGCACGGCCATCTCCGCGACGCGCTCTCGGGGAGAATCTCGTGGCTCGGATGGCACGCGGGGTACCCGGACGTCGCGAACCGACCGATTCAGGGGGGCATCGCATCGCTGATGAACGTACGCCTCCCGTTCATTTCCAGTCGGCTTCCGCAGAGCGCTAGCGTCGTCGCGCAGATCCACGACGCGGCGATCATGGAGGTCCCGGATCGTCATGTCGATCTCGTGAAAGCGCTCGTCAAGACGACGTGGGAGGAGCCAGTCATCATTCCAGCGAACGGGTGGGGGACGAGCACGCGCGTCGAGGACGGCGCTCGACAGTTCGTGATGCCGATCGATCTGAAAGTGGGCGAACGGTGGAGCGATTTCGGGTGACGCCCCCGAAGGTGTATGGATAGTGAATAGATGGCGCCCCCCGCTCGTCCTAGTCCCAACATGCAAGATAGCCTCTCTTTTACAGCCATGATGGACGACTCCCCCGGCCCTCGCGCCGAGCTCATCGACCCTACCGCTACGGTCGCTTTCATGCTGGCTGGGCACGCCTACGTGACGTTCCAGAGCCGCCGGACGAGCACTCGATTCACCTACCGAATCGTCCAGGCTGAGCGCCGTGCAGGCGACACCGGCGAGCCGCCGCACTTCGTGGCCGTGCTGACGGGTTCCGACAACGACAGCAGCTACGACTACCTCGGGTGCATCTACCGCCGGCTCGCGTACGCGCACGGGCGGAAGAGCCGCATCGCGCCGGACGCTCCGAGCGCCGTCGCCTTCGCGTGGGTTTGGAAGCGACTCTCGGCGGGGCAGATGCACCCGGAGCTTGGGGTATGGCACGAAGGGCGCTGTGGGCGCTGTGGAAGACGGCTCACGGACCCTTTGTCGATTTCGCGAGGGATGGGTTCTTTTTGCTGGGAGCGCTTCGGTGTTTGAGCAAGTAGTCGGCGGCGCGTCGCAGTCTCTTCGGATCGTCTCCGAATTGGCCGAGACCGACGTTGCAGGGGCCGCAGATCAACCCGCGGAACGTGCGCCGACGGTGATCGTGGTCGATGTGAAGGCTCTTCTTTCCGTTTCCGGCTTGTCGCGCTGTCCTCCCACAAATAGTGCATCGTTTTCGTCGGCGTACAGCACGAACGACGTCTTCCAGTTGGTGTCCGAGCCCCAACTGTCGCACACGCCGATGGAGACGGTGCACCGCATGCTTCTTCGGGTTGGCGCGCTTCAACCCACCGCAACCTCCAGGGCATCGGTTGTAGCCGACCCAATGGCGGTCACCTTTCTTGCGCCATCGAGTGATGCGGCGTGTTCGGAAACGGCACTCGAAACACTTCTTCGCAGTGATACGTTTGCGGCGCCCGCAGCAGGAGCATTTGTCGTAGAGGTGCCAGTGGCGGTCAGGGTGCAAGCCCAACCATCGGCCACGCGACGCGCGGCGCCATCGAAGCGGTTTTATAGGCGGTCTGGGGCCAGTGCGCACGTCGGGCATTCTGCCTTAGACGCGGCAGGCCCGGTTTGTATTCGGAGGCAATCGTGAGCGTCGCCGTCAAAGATCTTTCGGCCGATCAACTTTCGGCATACAACACCATCGTCAGTTGGATTAATGATCGGACACGACAACCTCTGTTGTCACTTGGGGGTTATGCTGGAAGTGGAAAGAGCACGCTCGTTTCTCTCGTTGCCGAGCAGGTCGACCTCCCCGCGTTCTGCGCGTACACCGGCAAGGCGACCTCCGTTCTTCGTCGAAAACTCAGAGCCGCCGGCACCGAGACTGTCGGCGCGCAGAAGAAGAGCCGCGAGGGCGTAATGTCGTCGGACTCGCGCCCCTACTGCGGCACGATCCACTCGCTCATCTATCGGCCATGTGACTGCCGCGAGCCGAAGACGGTCGAGATCCAGAAGCCGTGCCCTGAGGAGGGCTGCGACGGCGAGACGAGCTGGGAGCGCAGCCTTCCGGTCCGAAGCGTTTGTACGAAAGGACACGTCGGGCTGATTAAGTCGGAGGCGGCGTTCGACGCTCTCAAGGCGGCGACGAAGTTCGTCTACGTCGAGAAGGTTGACGGCAGGTGCAAGCTCTGTGGCGGCAAGGAGTGGCTCCGCCGAGAGGCGCTCGACAGGCACTACGGGCTGATCATCATCGACGAGGCGTCGATGGTCGACGACATGATGCTTCGCGACCTTCAAAGCTACGGCGTGCCGATCCTTGCGGTCGGTGACCACGGGCAGCTCCCGCCGGTCGGAGGTGTCGGTTCGATCATGAAAAATCCAATCCTCCGGCTCGAGAAGATTCATCGCCAGGCTGAAGGGAATCCGATCATCGCACTCTCGAAGATCATCCGTGAGACCGGCAAGTTTCCCGAGAGCATGGACGGTGACGCCGTGACGTTCGGCAAGCTGCGGTTCATCGAGCAGCTTATCGAGGAACGCTACGAGAACGCTTCGCCAGCGCGTCTTTTGGAGATGAGCCTCGTCTGTTACACCAACAAGCGCCGAGTCGGGTTGAACTCTACCGTCCGACGTGTTCGCGGGATCTCTCGCGACGGGCGAGACTTGCCGATCGAGGGCGAGCACGTCGTGTGCCTGCGCAACATCAAGGAGCAGTCGGGACGCCCGCCAGTCGCCAACGGGATGCGCGGCGTGCTCCAGAACGACGTGAAGTGGAAGACGGTCAGGAACAACCGCGGCGAAAAGATCAGTGAGAGCGAAACGCAACTCATCGGATCGATCGCGTTTCCAGAAGACGAGATCGACGCGCTCGAATACGAGATGTTCGCCCCCCAGTTTCAGCGCGAGAAAACGTACAACTCGTCCGAGGAGCTTGCGAAGGAGACTGGTGTTCACTCCTTCTCCGCGGCGGGCTCGCTGTTCGACTTTGGCTACGCGATGACCGCGCACAAAATGCAAGGTAGCCAGGTGGACGATCTCGTCGTCGTCGCCGAGCGGCCTGGGCCAGTGTCGAACGAGGATTGGGCGCGCTGGGCGTACACCGCAGCGACTAGAGCTGTGAAAAAACTACTGATCCTCAAATGAGCGTATCTTCAACTTCCATTCGCGAGTGCTCTGGCTGCAGTCAGATCAAGCCCGTCGTCGCCTTACTTGGGAGGACTTGGCAATGAGCGGCTTTCACCTCCGTCAACTTCCCGGCTCGCCGCTCTGGGCGATCAGCGTCGGCTACTACTCGCCGAAGCTGAACCAGGCTTCGCGCAACACCCCAGGCATGAAATGGGACTCGGAGCGCAAAGCGCACGTTGGCTACGTCGATGCGATCGAGCAGATCATCGCACGTTTGAAGGAGCTCGGGCTCAAAGCGCCAGAACCTCCGGTGAACAGCCGCAAGTGGAAGCACAACTTGCCGGTGTCGTACGATAGCGCGCGTGATTACCAGAAGGAGGGCATCGATTTTCTCATCAACCAGGCGGGTTCGGGCGCGCTGCTCGCGGATGACATGGGCGTCGGAAAATCTTTCCAGACGGTCAAGGCGGTCCGCGCTCTTCGCCGGAAGACGATCATCGTGTGTGAGGCCCACGTCCGCGGCGTGTGGGAACGTGAGCCGGAGCTCGACGACAAGGGCGGCGAGATCGCGAAGTGGTGGCCGAAAGCGCGCGTTTTCAAACCGTACGGCGTCACACCGGAGCCGGTGCCGGCGAACACCGACGTCGTCGTGATCCACTACGACATCATCTACGCATGGGTCGATGTGCTTTTGAAGTGGGCGGAGGGGGATCTGACGATCGTCTTCGACGAGGCGCAGATGCTCCTCAACCCGGACAGCCGTCGATCGACGGCATGCCGCACTCTCGCGCATGCGGCAAAGGGCCGCATCGCGCTCACCGGCACGCCGCCAGTCGACAAGGTGAAGGATCTGCACAACGTCGTCGATACAATCAGCCCCGGACGATTCGGCGACTTTTTCCCGTTCGGGATGCGTTACGCGGGCGCTGTGCAAAAAGAAGTAGACGGCCCCGAGAAGACGAAGAAGCTCATCTGGGATTTCTCCGGGCGATCAAATGTGAAGGAGCTTCGACAACGGCTCGACTGGTTCTGTCTTCGGCGCACGAAGCGGGAGGTGCTCAAGGAGATCCCAGCGCTCCAGCGACAGATCGTCGACGTTCAAGTGCCTCCCAAGTACCGTACCGTGATGAACGCTCGTCTCGTCGAGGACAAGAAGAAAATGCGCATGGCGCTCGACAGCGCCGCCGACGGGAAGTTCAAGTATGTGATCGAACTGGTTCGATCGCATCTCGAAGCAGGACAGCGCGTCGTTGTCGGCACCCACCGCCGCGCTGTGTGTGAGAAGATCGCGGATCTCGTCGGTGAGACAGCCCCGACCAAGTTCATCCACGGCGGCGTGCCTCTCACGAGGCGCAACAAAATCATCTCTGAGCTCCGTCGCGTCGAAGGTCCTGTCTGTCTAGTTACTACTATCGACAGTACAGCGACGGGCATCGACTTGACGTTCGCGAACGTCGGCGTCATCGCCGAGCTCGTATGGGAGCCGCGTGATCTCGCCCAGTGGGAAGCACGTACGCACCGGTTCGGCGCCTCCACGACGGACCCCGTGCTCATTCAGTACGTCATTGCGCGCGGTACTGGAGACGAGCTCATCCTCCACGCTGTCATCAACAAGCTCGACAACTTCCTAGACCTCGTCGAGACGGACAAGGGTGACGGGTTCAAGGAGACACTCAAGGGCGAGGACGATGGGCTCTCAAGGCTCGCCGCGGCGCTCAAGAAGATGGGCTCGAAGGAGAAGAGCCGATGAGCACCGCCCGCGTCCGAAAAGGCACCTATTCCCCCTCCGACACCCGCAGGGCCAACATGCTCGCGCGCCTCGTCGACGAGCAGGGCGTGGCGCACACGGCGAAGCTCTTTGCGCGGGTGCTCCAGGAGAGGTTCAAGTCCGAGCCGATGGCGGCCGTGGTGGCGAGCCATCTGCTGACGGGTGTCGTGCGTGCGGAAAGAGGAACCGATGAGAACAGATAGGCGAAGGCGGAATCGTGCAACGGGGCGCTCGGCGAGAAGGAAGCGGGCGGCGACGCCGCGGGTTCAGGCGAGGAAGGAGAAGAAAAATGCGCGTCGACATGCGTGAGCACAAACAAATTCGAGAGCAGGTGCACGCCGGCCTCTCGGCACTCCGAGTGCAGGGGCGGCAGATTTGGGGCACCGATCGGCTGCCGCTATCGAAGATTTTGATTCGGTTGATGGTCGGCGTCGGCGACCTTGCGCGTCTCGAACGAGATGGAGGTGGAGTACGCGATCCCGATCACATTGACGACGTCGAGTGGGCGCACGGCTGCCGCGAACTCAAGAAAGAGCTCGGCAACATCATCTTCTCGACGATCCGCTGGGTCGACGACCTCGGCCTCGACGTGCTCGAGTGTCTCGATCTCGCGATCGAGGCGCAGGAGAAGTTCGCGAAGTCAGGGAGGCAGCGATGACTGAAGAGAAGGTCGGTGTCGTGGACATCTTGACAGAAGCCGACGGTCTGGTCGGTGACGTGCTGGCGCTCATAGAACGCATAACAGATGGGGCGCCGCTCGTCGCTATAGCTGCGCTTGAGAGAGCAGCAGGAGTTATTCAGCGCGCAACGGAACACGCCCTGGATCACTCGTACGAGGAAGTGGAAGAGTTTCGACGTGAAGCGGCCGTCGTGAAAGCGCTGGCCGCGTTGCCGCCCTCCACGCCCGCGATCGAGAAATCGAAGCCACAATGATCGCTCGCCTCAAAGAGTGGTTCGCGCGCCGACGTCGAATCCGCGCAGCGGAGCGCATGGATCTACTGTGGAGGTGCTGGTACTTGTTTTTTCGACATCTGCACAAGGACGCGCCTTCGGAGGAGCCGCCGGCCATGTTGGAAAGACGCTTCTCGGAGCTCGTCTACTGGCACAAGCTCATGGTGAGCCGATGGTGGTGAAGGTCCGCGCCGGCAACCGCTACGTTGACCGTCCGCTGCGCGAGCTGATCGCCGAAGCGATCGGTGCCGCCGTCGCTCGCGCGCTCGAGGCGGAACGCCTTTCGATGAAGAGCGAGTTCGACCGCGTCACCGCCGAGTTCGAGCGCGAGAAGCAACGCCTGCAAGAGCAAGCAGCTCTCGATCGGAAAGAGGCGTATCTGCGCGGGTTCTGTGATGGAACCGATGCGATGGCGAACGACATCGCGCGGCGCCTAGAACGGCGGACCGCGTTGCTGCCGAGGCGGACGGAGGAGGTCATATGATCATCGGAATTTCTGGGCTCGCCGGCAGCGGCAAGGACACGTGTGCCGACTTCCTCGTGCGCGACCACGGCTTCGTGAAGGTCGCGCTCGCGGACCCGATCAAGCGCATGACCGCTGAGGCGTTTGGCTTCTCGTACGAGCAGCTTTGGGGAGCGAGCTCCGAGCGCAACAAGCCTGACGAACGGTATCCGAGATCTCATGGACCTATTTACAAAGACGGCAGGTGCGCGTGTTGCGGGCACTCTCTTGTGGGCGCGTTCGAGCGCGAGATGCAGTGTTACCTCACCCCTCGCTTCGCTCTCCAACGACTCGGTACGGAGTGGGGACGCGGCTGCTACGACAACGTTTGGGTCGAGTACGCGGTCAGGGTAGCTGAAGTGCTATCCGACGGGCGCCATTACTACGATCCGTCTCATCGTTGCAACATGCTCTACGAGGTGAATCACTCGACACCGTCGAGCGTCGTCATCCCCGACGTCCGCTTCAAAAACGAGATCGACGGCCTCCGCGCGCACGGAGCGAAGCTGATCCGCGTCGTGCGACCGAGTGCTGGACTCGCGGGCGCGGCGGGGCAGCACACGAGCGAGACGGAGCAGGCGTCGATCCCGGACTCTGTTTTCGATACGGTGATTCAGAACGCGGGAACCGTCGCTGATCTTGGGGAGGCAGTGAATCGCGCGTTGTTCTTCATCGCAGAGAAGTAACCGTGGGCGCCATCGAAGAAAAAACCGGCAACGTCGTCGCGGGCCCCGCCATCATGGGCGAGCCGTGGTGGTTGATCCGCGACGCGAGCGGGAGGGGGATCTGCTGTCACATGGCGTCGAGCTGGTTTTCGGCGCGTGAGATCGGGCGAAGGCTTGTCGAGACGGACGTCTCGGCGGAATTGGTCAACAGGAAGAAGGAAGAGAAGAAGATGGTCAAGATCTTGAAGGAAGAACCCGTCGTCACCGTCATGGCCGACATGCAACTCGACCCGAACGGCATCAACGAGATGGCGGAGTGGGTGCGCTCGCGGAGTCCGGAGTGCATCCCGGACGAGTACGATCAGGGCGCTCCGAGCGCCTACCTCGCGCTCTTTCCGCGTGACCTCACCACCGAAACAGACAACGAGCTCCTCGTCGAGCTCGCCGGTCGCAAATGCTACAACAGCTTCGGGCTCAAGGCGGGGCGCAAGTCCAACGCAGAGTACATCGCGAACACGCAGCAAGGCGACGTCCCGCACGCGAGCATCATGTACCACGCGAAGATGACGTTCTTCATCGCGGGCGTCTCGCGTCGCGTCTCACACGAGCTCATCCGTCACTACGTCGGCGCGGACCGCACCGAAGAGGGCTCGCCGTCGCAGGAGTCGACGAGGTACGTCGAGCACTCGGGCTGCTATGTCGCGCACCCGGCAATCCTCGACAATCCGGAAGAGTTGGCTCTGTTCGCGGGCGCTATGGGACGGAACTACTCCGAGTATCGCGACTACATCCAACGCCGGATAGAGGCATATCGACGCGACCACGCTGGCGCGAACCCGATCGGTATGGACAAGAAGCGCATCTTCGAGAGCGCGAGCCCGTACCTCTCGCACGCCTGCGAGACGTCGTTCGTGTGGACGACGAACCCGATCGCCCTCGCGAAAATGTTCCGTGAGCGTGACCACGAAGCGGCCGATCTCGAGTACCTGCGCCTCGCGCGGAAGTGGAAGAAGATCTGCATCGAGCGGTGGCCGGGGTTGTTTCCGCAGCCGTGGATGAAAACCGGAGATGGCAAGTGAAGAAAAAGTTCCCGTGGGACAAGTCGAGCTACCGTGCGCTCGAACCAAACGATCTTGCACCGCATCCGGCTCCGACTCCTGAGCAGCGTCTGCGGCGCTCGCCACGATGATCCGTGACGGGCAAATCTCAGGAAAACCGTCTTGGGAGTTGCCGAACTCGGAAACGATCCGGGCGATTATCATCATGAGCGCTGAAGAATGGGCTGACCAGATCGGAGGTCTTCAGCCTTTTCTGCGCGACTACGACGCTGAAGAGCCGAAGGTACGGTTCGAGCAGATCAAGAAGATAGCGGCGGGGGTGATGTCGTGAAAAACAAGATGCCTCTCCGTCGCCATCACGATGACGACTACTGGGACAAGGTCACGATCCAGGCTGCCACTGGCGCGAACTTCGTCTCGTTCATTCGTCCGAGATACAAGACGAGCGGGCTCTCCGGAGACGAATGGCGGATCAGTGCTGTCGTCGAGGTTCGCCGGCACCCACGGAACGAACCGATTGCGACGCGAACGTTCCATCGCATGCGCAACGTTCTGGAGTACGCTGCGTACTTCGTGTTCTCGAACGCTCCTGAACTCTTCTCGTCGTCGTCGGCTGCTGTGTTGACCGTCGAACGCAAGGGACACGTGCTCATGTGCGAAGAGCGTGGGACGTTCGGCGACGCGATGATTGGGCTCGGATGGCACATCCTCACCGCCAACGAAGGGCGCGACGGAGTCGAGTGGCATCACCTCACCCCCGAGCAGGAGAGAGAGCACTGCCAGCAGGTCGGGTGCTCGGCTCCGCCGGTTGTCGCGTACCGGTTGAAGAAGCTTCAGATCGGAGTCGATCATCACATGATCGAGCCGGAGTACGATTTCGTCGGCCAGTACGCTTGGTACTGCGCTCAGCACGCGGAACGTGGCGACTGCGGGCTCGAGGATTGCGACACGAATCTGGAGACGGTTCCGCTAGAGAGCGCATCGTGACGTCGCTTTCGCTCACGGAAGAGGAACGGCAAATGGTGCTGCTTGCCCTCGCTCACCTCGCGAACGAGCGTCCAGGATGGGACGACGCGTTACACCGGATTGCGGTGCGCATCGACGCCGCGCGCGACGGTCGCGCCATCACGTACGACAATTTCAAGTCGCTGGAAACTAGTCGGGAGATGCCAGCCGACGTGCTCGGCATGCGGCACGAACGAGAGACATGACCTCCGAGGACGAAGAAGCTCCCCCTCCAACGGTCCGCTCCGCGCGCTCCGAAGAGCTCGCGGTCCCGAAGCAGCGTCGCGGCTACCGTCCGAAGAAGCCGGCGTCGTCGACCGCCGACATCGATCGGATGGTTGACGAGATCGAGAAGAAGGAGGGGAAGGTCGAGCACGTGTTCGTGATGGTGCTGCTCCGCGCGTACCGGAGCCTCCAGTCGACGAACAGGGCGCAGAAGGAGATCATTCAGAGGATTGGGCGGGACTTGGCGGCGCTCCGGATGAAGAAGCGCGCGGTGAAATGATCAGATGAACGTGATCGTCGCCGACACGATCGGCGCGCCCGCGAGCGCGAGCTGAAGCGTCTGCGTGAAGAACCCGCTCAAGAACGTTGGCGCCGGCACGGTCGCTGGATCGAGCGGAGGGTTCGGCGGAGGCGCCGCGACCTCGGTCTGAATGAACTGCGCGAGCGGCCCGCTCAACTGAGCGCTGCTCGGCGGCTGCGCGAGGGCGACGGAGAACGCGCCTGACGGCTTCTTGTTGATCGCCGCGCCGAGGTTTCCCTTCGTTTGCGCGTTGCTGTTCGTGCCTTCCTGGTTCGTCCCGGTGTTGTTGTTGTCGATCCCGGTGAACGGCGCCGTGAGCGTGATCTCCTTCGGCGTCACGGTCGCGACGGTGTAGAAGACCTTCGACGTTCCGGTCGCGGTGTCGAGCGTCATCTGCTCGGCGAACTGGAGCACGTCGCCCGGCGAGACGACGCCCGTTTGGTCGACCGTCGTGGGCACGCTCGTCGAGCCGGTGGTGAGGAGGAAGTCGCCCGAGAGCGCCGGGTAGCTCCGCCCTTGCTGCGCGAGCGCGAAGTACGACGGTGGTAGGTACGCGAGCGCGTTGTCGATCAGCATCTGCGCCTCGTCGGTGAGCCGCGCGAAGTCGGTCGGCGTCGCGTTCGACGGGATCGGCGGCAGCGCTTCGGAGAGTTCGACGAGCGTGATCTCGCCGACGCTGTTGCCGAAGCTACCGGTGCTCGCGATGAAGAACTCTTCGATCACGGCGATGTCTTTGCTCATCGGATCCAATGTGATGGCGGCGGGGCGCTTTCCAGTGAGCTGAACGGTCGCGAAGAACACTCCGGCGCCGGTCGAGTCGAGGTACGCGATTTCGACCGTCTGCGCGCCAGGGCCTGCGGGGATCGCGGGCGTCGTCGCAACGCCGTCGGTGTCGAGATCGGAGCTCGAGTAGAGCGCGGCGATCGTTACGGGCGCCGCGACTTCTTTGAACGCGCCGGTGTTCTCCGTCGTGCCCGTGTACGGAGCCGTCAGGTTGATCGACGTGGGGCCCACGGACGCGACCGTGTAGAAGACGCCCTCTTGCGAGAGAAACTGCACGCTGTCGCCGATCGAGAGCGATGGGATCTGACTCATCGTCGTCGGCACGTTCATGAGCCCTTGTTGCGGAAAGAACGAGCCGGTGAGCGTGACCGACTTGCGAAGTACGAGCGGGATTGTGGGAGACGGCTTCGACGTACGCGGATGGCAGGGAAAGGGCGGAGGTGCGCCGCCGCCCGCCGTGGTCATGCCGAGTATCAGCGTGCGCGTCGCCGTGTTTGGTCCCGCCGCGACGGAGACGTCGCTCGCGACGATGAGGCCGAAGTTTTGCCCGAGCACGGGGTCGAAGTTCATGTCTTCGTAGAGCTGCACGTTCCCGAGCAGCGTCGCGGCCTCTGCGGGCCCGATCGGGGTGTTCGTGACGTCGACGGTCCACTCGAGAACGATCTGATCGGCCATGCCCCGAGGGTACTTGGTCGAAGGCACGCGTGGGAGACGTCCAGGGGGTGCGCCACACAAAAGCCGTTTTGGAGCCGTACAAGAGCCGGGGGTCGAGCCGAAGGTTTTGGGAGCGCGCGGCTGCGGGAGTGGGCGATCGAGGGCCAAAATGAACCCTCTGGACGGCCCAGAGCGTGCGTGATAAGGTACCGTTCTCACGCTAGATGGCCACCGACCGAGATAACCAAAAAACCGATTCGGCCGTGATCGTGCATGAAGAGCATGCCCTTGCGCGTGCGCAGGGGGAGCTCGTGGCGCTCGACCGGAAGGCGGACGCTGCCGCCGACGCCGCTGTCCCCGCGAACACGCGGCGGGCCTACGAGTTCGAATTGGCCTGTTTCGTCTCCTGGTGTGCGCGCCATGGCTTGGAGCCGATGCCAGCAGCTCCCAAGGCCATCCGTGCTTATCTCTTCGAGCTAGGCGAGCGTGGGCGCGATCCGATCGATGTTCCGAGCGGCAAACCGAAGGGGCCGATGGGGTACAGCTCCTTGATGCGCGCGCTCGCGGCGATCTGTCGTGGGCACCGGAAAGCGCAGCACAGAAGTCCCTGGAATGAACCGCTTATCATCGAGGCGCGGGACACTCTGGCACGGCTGAAGGGGACGGCGCCGAAGAAGCAGAAACGTGATCTCGGCGTCACTGGCGAAGCGTTGCTTCTTCGCGTGTGCGACGTGATAGGCGACGATGTCAGGGGGATCAGGGATCGCGCGATGATCCTCGTCGGGTGGCAGGGTGGTGGGCGCCGACGCAGCGAAATCGCTGCTGCGCTCGTGGAACACTTCCAACCCGTCGAAGGGGGCATCCGGTGGACGATCCCTCGCAGCAAAGCCGATCAGACCGGGAAAGCGTTGCACGTGGCGCTCACGCCGGCTGCCGATGAGCGGTACTGTCCCGTGCGCGCGCTGCGCCGTTGGCTTGAGATCTCGAAGATCGAACACGGTCCCGTGTTCCGTGGCGTCGACAGTGTGACGGGGAAAGTGCATCCGACCGCAGGGCTTGCGCCAGAAGGCGTCGCGCGACGCGTCCAACACTATGTGAAGGCGATCGGGCTCGACCCTACACAGTTCGGCGGCCATTCGCTTCGAAGCGGCTTCGTCACGAGCGCGTACAAGATGGGGCGGAAGATCCCCGACATCATGGAAGCTACTGGGCACCACAATCAGAAGGAGGTGCTCGGTTACGTTCGCCGCGCCGGTCTCGTTGATGAATCGGCTGCCCGAGGGTTGGTCGACGAAGCGCTCGCGAAACGCGAGACGTCGGATCCGGAGAAAAAGGAATGATCGACCGCACCCGCTGCATGAAGAGCAACGCCTCGCTCCGCACGTTCTTGGGTAGCGAGCCGCTCAAGTTCTGCCAGGAGCCCGCGACGCACGAGTCGCCACTGAGCGGCCGGCTCTGCGCGCACCACGCTGAGGAGCTCCGCGCCTCGCTCCGAAACCCGCACACGCTCGGCAACGTGCTCGCAGGCGGTAAGGCGCGCACTGAGGAGCAAATCGCGCTGCTCGTGAGGGAGCTGCCGTCGTGAGCCGCGCAAAACGAGTCCGAAAAGCGAGAAGCGCTGCACGTCGCGCGAGACGTGACGCGAAGACGATCATTCGCGCGCACGAGTTTTTTGTCGAGGCAAGGGAGCGCGCAGCCGCACGTAAAACAATCAACGAGAGCGACGCGCCCGATGCGGTGAAGAAG